TTTACAAAATCATTCTCTCTTTCAACTTTTTTAATTGATTCTAATGTATCAATATGTACTCTATTTGATCCTGAAGATGTTTCTTCACTGATGATTTTTTGGGCTAGTGTTTCATAGTTTGGTAGTTTGTTATAGTTTCTATACAATTCTTTAATATTCTCCATAATATATTTAAAAGAATTGTTATCAAAATATCTACTATCGATAACATCAATAATAGTGTCGCCATATTTTTTGTCCTCAATTATGGCTTTGATTAGTTGTTGTTGAAATTGGCCACCTAATTGACCGAAGTTACGTTCACCCATTGTAATAGTTTATTGTATTAAAGTTGATATGTTAAATATGTTGTTTCCAATTCTGTCGAAGATAAGATATCAGTTAAATCTGATAAAATTCTTTTTAGTTTTGGACGAACATCAACCGTATATCTTACCTTTGGGTGGTAATAATATGCAGGAAATATTCTTGAAATAAATACATCGTCATTTAACTTAATTTCCAACAAAAAGTGTTCTTTTTGACTTTCGTCCTCATCTTCCACAATCTCGGTATTTGGAAAATAGTTTTGATTTTCGCTAAGATAATTACATGTTTTTATTTTTAAATCGTCTTGAATTTCTTCACAAAGATATTTTATATAATCATGTAAATCCATCGATCTTCTTGATTTTTCCACATGATCTTTTACGTTAAAGAATCTTTGTACTACAATGTTCCCTTCAAGACTTAAAAGGAACTCAAATTTTGTGATTTCTAATTGATTACTCATAATGTTTAATTTTTATTATTCTTTTATTTTTTTCTTTTATTGTTAATCTAAGGAAAGGATTTAGGAAGTTAATCCAAGCATCTTCAGTTTTTGGTAAAAGTAAGAAGATTCCATCATCCATCATCATTTTCATTGTATTTTTATAAGAACGACCTTCGGGATCCAATTTTTCGTTTATTAATTCATTAATATTCGTTATTGCATCTTCAGTTAGTATTGGTTCCGACAAATTAACAATTTTTTTGTTGATTTCAAAAAATTCATTACCAAAAACACCATGTTTTGTGACTCCGGTTAATATATTTTTTACTAACCAATTGTTCTTGTCTTCTTCAAATAATAAATTTGTTTTATTTAATACATCCTCTAATGTCAAAATTTCAGTTCTTATCTCAGGAAATAATGTTACCAATCTTTTAATACCCATATTTTTTATTCCATGAATATTGTCTGACGGGTCACCACATAACATTTTTATCAATGCTACGTTTTCAATTTTTACCTCCTCGTGTTGATAGAGAATGGTGTCGTTTTGTTTATAAAGTTTTTGATGTGACGGATTGTATATTTGTGTATTTTCTGAAACAAGTTGTGTTAGATCCCCGTCAGATGAAAATATTATTTTTTTCTCAGATGGGGAGTTTTGTGAATAATATGCAATACAGTCATCTGTCTCACAATTTTCATATTCACCTTGTCTAACAAACAACTCTTCAAGATATTGTTTTACTCTTTGTCTTTGGTGATTGTATGAGTTTACTTCTTCGTCTGTTCTTAGTCTCGATTTTCGATTTTCCTTATATAGATGATATATTTTTTTTCTTGAATTGGATCCATTCTCACCATCCCAAAAAACAACAATCTTGTCTAAATGGTATGTCTCAAATGATCTCCTAAGAGTATTAATAAAATGGTATATTGCTCCAATATGCTGTCCCTTATAGAAGTGATTCTTAAGACCATAGAAACCAATTGTAAGTAGATTATCTCCATCAACTAATAATACAGACATTTATATTTATTAAAAATCATTACTTTCTTCTGTTACAACTTCTACGTCTGTAATGTCTGTAACGTTAACACCCAACATCTTACTGATGTAATCACCACTTTCTTTTTTGTATTCTTCAATAGATTTCTTTTCTTCTCCGTCTTCTCTACCAGGCATGAATCCGTGTGAAGTTACTAAGATACGTCCATCTTCATATCCTAAACCATTAATGTGGTTTTTCATGATTGAGATTTTAGTTCTTGTTGCAATTTTTACTTTTCTCTTATCTTTGGTGATAGAGATTTTTGTTGTCCCTGCACCCTTTTGATTACCGAATAAGAAAACGATACTTGAGTTTAACCAAATCGCTTCACCACCTTTTGCTTTAATCTTTGGTTGACCAAAAGGATTATCAGGTAATTCTACCCAAGGTTGGTTAACAATAATCAAAGTGTTTGTATGAGGTTTATCTGTTCTTCTTGAACCTGAAATACGTTGATTGATACCCATTCCAATTTTGTCAGCTAAAACTGACGCATTGTGTTGTTTACCACCTTTACCGTCGTAAGTCATTTTACATGGAACGGAACCAACAGAATCCCACATAATTAATAAGTCATGAGGAATGTCACCTTTTTCTTGAGCGTCTAACAATTCATTGATATAATCAGTGATCTGTTCAATATACTCAAAATCACTGTTGAAAAGGTAATCTCCGTCCTTATCAAATCCCATTAATTCTGCGTGATCCCAACTCCATTTTTGTTCTGTAATAATAAAAACCGGTATGATACCTTTCTTTTGAGCGTCAACTGCAGATTTTACAAGTGCGGTTGTTTTTCCCGTATCACTATGTCCTAATAACATATTAATATGTCCCATAGCAGGACCCGGAATTCCACAAGCATCCAAAAAAGCATTACCTAAATCGAAAAAACGATCGGGTTTATATTCGGCCTCCTTAGAGAATTTTTTCTTTATTGAACTAAAATCAGTTTTTTTAATAGCCATATTTTTGTTTTTTTAATAGATCACCCCCTAAACATATTGTTCCTGAGGGTGATCCTGATAATTAAAATGGTAAGTCTTCGTCTGCGTCTGCGTCAACTTGAGTGTCTACGATTTCAGTTTTCACTGGTTGTGAGAACGTTTCTTCACCTTGTGTGTTGTTACTTGAAACCCACTTGTTTTGATTAGTATCCCAACGAGGTACTTCACCTTTAGCCACCATTTCAAGGTAATCTTCACCTTTTTTAGAATAAACATCGGACCATACTAATTCGTCTTTAACCCACTCATTCAATTGACTTTGATCTTCACTTAATACAGAAGGATCTTCGGGGATGATGGAATTAATTGTTGTGTACTCTTTACCCGTACCTGACTTAGTTAAAGTCAAGAATAATGTTAAATCTCTACCTGTTTCGGGATTTGTAATGTCTCCCTTTTTTTGAAACACAGGGAAGATTTTATCAAGAATACCATCTTGTTTTGCATTATGTTTAAATCTCCAAAATTTAACTCCATCTTGTTCATGGTCACGATCAATTACCTTAACAATGTAGAACTTACGAGAACGATATTGACGTGCTAATTCTCTGTCAGACTCAACACCTGTCATCATTAATCCTTCGTAAACTTCATGTAATGGTGATCTTTTACCTTCTTGTTTAGGATCGTATAATTTGATCCATTTACCGTCTACCTGTACTTCATGGAAGTAAACTTCAACAAACGGTGATGAACCATCTTTTGTTGGTAGAATACGGATACGTCTTTCTTCACCCTTAGATCCTTTTGGTAGGACTGTAGTGAAGTACTTTTTCATTCTGTCCTCTGAGGACACTTTGTTTGCGTTGCCACTTGTGGCTTGTTTGTTTTTTTCGTACTGTGCTAGTACTGAATCAAATGTTGACATAATAAATAAATTTAAGTTATTAAACTGTTATAGATAAAGTATAAACAAAAAAACCCGAATTAGGAAATCCGGGTTAATTTTTTTTTAGTTATTTTTTATTCTTATTCTAAAGTTAGAAGATAGGACAATTTATTGAATAATCCTAACATCTCATCCCTAATATTTAATAAATCTGTATCGGTTTGGTCAAATTGTTCGTTAAATTGGATAAATGCCTCTTTTACTGTTTCGATCATATGTTCGGGTTTCAAGTCCGATAAATTTGATAATGTAATTGTACTTGTTTCTTCGTCTAATTTAAAACGTCCGTATTTTCCCATTGCCATTTCAACAAAATCGTCTGTTAACTCATTTAAATCTTCATATGTCTTACCAAACGCCTTGTGTCTTGCCAATCCCTTGGTTTGCCAATGCATAACTTTCAATTGTGCACTTAAACCTAATAAAAAATTTACATTAGAATTTAAATTCATCTTCTTCTTGTGTTGGGTTAAAACTTGTTCTTATTGTATCACTTGGGTAATCTTGTACTTCTTGTTTTGTTACAACGTATTCATTTTTACCACTCGCTCTCATTTCACCTTGTTTTGAATTAAAGAATTGTCTTGGGTTTTGACTAAATGGGTAAGAATCTAAAGATCTCATTTCCAATTTTTCTTGTGGTGTTGGTTCTTTCATGTTTTCAACTTTCGAACCTAAGTCCTCAATTTTATTCATAACCAAATCCATTTGTGATAGTTTTTGTTCTAAATCACTTAACTTACCAAAGACATCGTCCATTTTATTCATTACTGAATCATGTTCTTGTTTATTGTCATCAATATCTTTTTTGATACTCTTTGTCATATTAACAAGATCTGTAATATCAATCTCTTCGGTTGTGTCCATATCAGGTGCAGGTGAATCGATTGGTGAATCCTCACCCGGTAATTCATTTGGATCGGGTGCCGGTAGTTCTTCAGGTGCTGGTAATTCTTCAGGTGCCGGTGATTCCTCAGGTGCATCCTGTTCCATTATCATTTTTTTACCATACTTGTTGATTGATCGGTAACGCATCAATTCCTCATGTAATTTTTGTTCTAATTTCATAGTTTTAATCTTGTAAAAGTTGTCTACCGTCTTCGGTAATATATTTTTTATTTATTCTTTCAACTATACCGTCTTTAGATCTGATGATATAACATTCACCAGTCTGTAAATCACATTCTTCTCTTTCCATACCATCGTTAGATATTGATCTAACTTGTTTTGGTTTTAAAAATTGGTCTATCGAGTTGTTTATTTTATTATCCATAATATCATTGTTATCCTTATAAATATCCCAAATTTTATTAAATTTAAGATTTTAATCTAAAATATATAATTTGACCTTCGTGAACTTTTAATTCTTTCATTAGTGATTCAGACATTGCAATTCCATATCCATCAATAGTTGGACCTATATTGATTGGTCCTTGAACCAATAATGATTCCGATCTTCGATCTAATCGGTAATTCGGTTCTAATGTATATTTGTAATCGTTATCATTTGGATTTAAAAATTCGGTACTTGCGGTTATAATGTGATTAGCAGTGATTGACCCCACAATTTTGAATTTGGTTGAATAGAATTTTTGAGTTGCACTGAATGGAGATAACTCGGACCATTTTAGTCCTGAATTACCTTCAGAATCATAGACATTTATCGGTGATTTTAATTTTGAGACTAATCCCATATGTGTATCATCACTTATTGGATAAACTGTTGATCCCATTCTAGCAACTTTAGATCTATACCATTCACCAGTATTACCATTTCGATCAGTGTATTTTACTTTTTGAATGTATTTTTCATTACCCCAACCATTAAATGGAATACCGAACTCACTAACACCGACTTTAGGTGTTGATACCATCTCGGATTCACCTTTTATTATTATTCCACCATTATCGGTTGTAAAGTTACCATAATCTGTTTTTATCACTGATTCGGTTGTCACATCACCTGTGGCATTTTTAACTTGTAATCTCGCGTTATTAATAATTTTGTCTAATAATGGTCTATAACTCGATACAAATGAATCTTCGGGATCAGGTAAAGACGCTCTCGGTATTCTTGATCCTTTAAATGTTGTTGTTATCGCGTTATTTCTGATTGAGTGACTAACTTCAGTGATCCAATATGATCCCCTGAACATTGGTATGTTTTTAAGATAGAAGAACATTGTCGGTTGTATCATTACGTTACCCATACATGTGACTTCACACTGATATGATGCTTGTCTATAATATTCAAATAAACCAATGTCAACATTATATGTACTTGAACCTGATTCCGATCTTGCCAAATTTTCTAAAACCGTAAACGATTCCGATGTATTTTTTATTGTCGATTGATCTAACTGTACACTTTTAAAGATACCTTGATTTTGATCCCCGATACTAACTTCAAACGCAACGACTTTATTGGATTTGGATAATTCTTCAGACGTGAACACTTGTGGTAACGTTATTACCATTGGATTATTATTTACATCTCCAATATGGAAACTGTCGTCTGCAAATTTATACGTCCCATTATTTTTAAGGTCAGCTAAGTGTTTTGATTGTGGTCCAACAAATTGTAAAACTATTTTTGGTGAGGATTCCTCATAATCAACTTCTAAAAATGTTCCAAAAATATTTGATGCAACCTTTTTAGATGGTAATATTTTAGTTTTGGTTGTTAAATTTGGTCCATAGAAATTAACATATGCAGGTAATGCCCTCATATCGAATCCCGATCCTTGAATTAACATTGAAATTGCACTGTATAAATTTGCTTTATCGTTTTTCGAATCTAATAACGAAATAAAACGATCAATATTCAAAAATGTTCTATCCCCAATATCTCGATTTGCTTTATCCAAGAATAAAAATTCATCCATTAATAATCTTTGACCAATTGAGTTACCACTTGACCATTTGTCATTAAATGATTTGAAAAAGTTATATAATTCAACTTTTAATTCTTTATTATTGTAACCATCTACAAAGTTTATCGGTGACGTATTTCTGTTAACCTTTAAACTTGACAATTTTTGTGTTAACAAAGTTAAGAATAAACTTAATCTGTAATCGGCACCACCGACTCCATTAACAGGAGATTTATCAAAAATATTATTTTTAATGTAGTTTCTAAAATCAGTCTTACTTGATGACCCTCCATTTTTTCTGTATCCTCCATAAATCATCAATAACGGTCTAAATAAAAGAACGTTTTCTTCACTTAATTCAATATTATTGGTTACAAAAAATTCATTATAGTAGTCGGTACTATCTGGTTCATTTCCGACGTACAACTTAATGTAAATTGTGTTACCTGATTGTGATTGGTTATAATCGTTATATGTTAATGTATCTTTGTGATATTTTTCGAATACGTATGAATCAATTTCTTTTGGATTACCTAATGATAACTTTAAAAAATTATTTTCAGAACATAATTCTTCCGATAAATTTAATAGTTTTGTTTTTTGTCGTTCTTTAATTAGTCTAATAACGTCATTAACATTACTACTATCAGAATCATTCTTCTCAACGGTTAACATTTCTGTTAACATTATCTGAAATTTATCATACTTTACATTTGGGTATCTCTTATTCGGTACCTCAACTTCTAAATTTTCAGTTGCAAAGTCCAAGAATATCTCCTCGAACATTTCTAATATTTGAGGACTGAATGTTGCAAGTAGATCTATAACTTTTTTGTTATTCTTATCTAATGAATATGTGTTGTCGGTTGTTTTATTATATTCGTCATGACCAAAAAATGTTTTACCACTATAATCCGAATTAATATACTCATCCTCCCACATTACTCTATAGTATTTTTGTTGTCCACTTAAAAACGTGTCTGAGTTTAAGTCAATTGTAGTTGGGAAGGTTACATTTATTGGAATAGTAACTTTTCTATCTATATTTTTGTTATCACCATCACAAGGTAATAATGTATATTTCTTATCAACAGGATTGAATTTTGAATTATCAACATATCCTGTCCAATATTTCAATTTATTTAAATCACGTAATCTATAATTAATATATCCATCTGAAACGTTATCCGAAAAAGATGTATTTCCCGACATCACATTATAATGATTGTATCCGTTAATTATTTGGTGGTATATTGCATCGTAGTACGGATGTACACCTACGTCAACACTATTTGAATATGCAACAGTCGATGACCCGATTGTGAATCCGGTGAATTCTGCACTAACTTCATCATTATTAAAGAATAAAGTATCGTCAATATTCGTTGTTGTTGTATTTGTGTTTGATGTTGTAAATCCCGTTAAAATATCAACACCATCTATTAATTTTCTTTTATATCTGTGGTATATTGACCCCCATTTAACCATTAGGTGATATGGAATAAAATGGGTTGACCCAATCTCCCTAAATAATGATGACATTCTAACTGACTTACCATTTTCAAATGTAATAACATCGTCCAAATCCAAATATGGTAATGAATTTATTAAAAGGTAGGACGAACCCACATATTTGCCAAACGATATATTATTTGAAAAGTCAGTATATAGTTGTTTGTGGAAATAAGGGGTGTTTAAAATATTGGTTTCGTATTCGTCACTAATTTTTAATTTTTGTGTGAATAAGTTTGTATTTTTAGTAAAAGTCCTATTACTTGTTTTTATCCAATTTTTTTTGGTAAATGGTGAAGTAATGAACCCCTGTTTTTGGTTTACATTTAAAATTCCACTAAATGATAATTCATCCTTAGTGAAACTTGTTTTATTAATGTAGGATAAATATAAATTTGAGTTGAATGGGTATATGTTTAATCTATAGTCTTCTGGTGTATATTTCAATAAGTTTTTAGACAATGATTCATATGAACTAATGTCAACTTGTTTTTTCTCTAATTCACCATTATACTGTTGAATATCAAATGGAGTATTAAGTGTTGTTTTAATATATGGTGTTGTTGGTATTCCGTCTTTGTAATATTGGTAACGATCGTATGGTGACATTCCTGCCATAACAGATGTTAACATATCCATGGTTTTAATATTTTGACTTAGTATGTCAACAATTTCATCCTCTTCACTAACAACATCTTGTATTGTTTTAAATTCCTTGTCAACCAATTCTCTAATTGTATCCACATCAAACGAATCCACCAATGTTAATAATTTTGCTCTTTCATATATCTCATATAAAAATGACACCACATTTCTTTCCGAATACGGTACGTTTGGTTGTGCGTCGAATAATTCATTAACACTGTTTATTTTTGATTCTTCTAAATTATTTTCAAAAATATAATTCAACTCATTAACCCCACCCTCTTTTTCAGTCAATGGGTCGGTTTTATTTGTTGCAACACTCACAAATTCCTCAACAAATGCAACTTCAGGCCATAATGAACTATCATTTGACCTCAATTTACTTTGTAATTCAGGATCACCCGGATACCCAACTACTTTTTGTTTTGAACCCGGAACGGTTTTCTTAATTTCTGGCCACGGATATATGGATTCTCCAACCGATTCGGTATCTAAATTACCAATATATCCCTTTCTTGTTTCGGAAACGTTAAACGCATCGTTATGTACATTTTTCATTAACCTAATATAAACCTCAGCATTTGCCAATAAAACCGCGAAAAGATTTCTAACAGTTGGTTCAAATCCAAAACCTTTCGTTTTGTCTTTAATAACCGTATTCATTTTAGTTTCAATCTCCTTCATAATTTTATCATCTTGTTGCATAAAATTACTCCTTAGAGTTTGAATATCACCTATTAATTTTTCAATTGCAACTTTATATTGACCGTTGAAAGAATCATAATATGAAGAAATATTTTGTATGTTATTTGTTAATAACGATGTATTAATCTGAGCACTCTTGTCTTTTTTAATTTCGTTAAATAATGCTACAGTATTTTTTAACTTACCATCATATAATGTTAATATCTTCTCAAGGGTACCGTTTACTGTGGACCCTGTTATGTTTTTAGGATCTGATTTATCTTTTGATTTAAGACCAAAATATGTAACCTCATTCGATACAACGAAATCCGAAACGGATAAATAGGTGGTTCCCCAAGATCTGACAGCAGTTTGAAATGAATCAATAGTTTCACGATATTCCTTTAGTGCGTTTAACACTTTAGGTTCGATAACCTGATCAAAAATCATTTTTTCTAAGGTCTTATCTAAACTTCTAGCAATTACACCAATTTCTCTTAGGGTTTTAACCGGAAAATCGTTTGGTATTAATTTTTTTTGTTTCATCTCAGAATAAACCGAACTTAGGATTGAATATCCTTTTGATGATTTAAGAACTTTTTTATCATATAGTCCAGTTACCTCATTAAAGTTTGCGTTTTCTTCTGAGAGTTTTGCAAACATGTATGGGGCGTTTATAATACCTTTAAGTGGTATGTCATTTAAAAACGCATATGTTGATCCAACAAATGATGTCTGTACTTCGAAATTACCATTTGAGTCGTTGTATCTCGTATTAAATTTAACTAAATGTAATCTATAACGAATTGCTTTACCGTAGAATCCCTTTACTGTTAAATAAAATATTGGCCACGGTATGTGGAAGAATGCTTTATATGGTGAGTTCTCCGCGGATTCAAATAACGTTTTACCTCTTACATCAATGAAATTAATGTTTACTTGAGGTACGAAATTAGCACCCTTAACTACTATGTTAATACTATCGATACCAAAGGACTGACCAGTGTTATCGTTTTTTTGAAACATGTCGTTTTCATCTTTTTTTGGTACATAAGCATTAGTCCAATCTGTGGTGAAATTTTTATCTCCCCCATCTTGTGTTGATAGGAAATTTAATGTTCCCTCTGCTATTGATGTTAACGTATTTGTACTATTTTGTGACGATGTTAAGGTTGATCTTGGCACAATATCAGCCTCTAAGTTGACAAAGATTACTAAATTTTCATGATCAATTGATCTTGGTTGTACGTCGTTACCAACAACAACACTATTTGGATCAATAAAAATTAAATTGTTTTGGTCAACTTTAACTAATATGTTCTCAGTATTTGATAAATCATTATTCGCCATAATATAAATTATACAATTCTATTCCACTTTTGTAGTCCTGTAATGAACTAATTAATGGAAACGGTATTCTTAGAATAAAATTATCAGGAACATCAAATTCATTGGTTCCACTTAATGGATTTGCTAACATAATTAACCAACCAAATGTGGGCGTGTTATAAAATTCCTGTGATAGTTTATCAAATCTATCTTTGGTTTTTTTATATTGGTGGTATTTGTCGGTACCCTTTATAGGTATTTCAATACCAGGAACAATTTTATATTCCCCATTTTCAATGAAAAATTGATATCTGTCTAAATAATTCCTACTCATTGTTTAAAATAGTTTAATTTATTTGATAATGGTACCTTACTTGATTTTAATTTTTTAACTTCTGTTTTGATATTTTCGTCAGTAATGATTTCTTCGGTAGTCTTAACAAAAGATACTTTAGAATCATTTTTTCTAACGGGGAACTTCTTCAATTTAAATTTCTTGTCCTCAATAACATTAACAAATGAGTCTATTTTTTTATCAATTTTAGTTTTTGTTTTTTCATCATATATTGTGGTGTCTGATGCGAATAATTCTTTGATTTCTGATGTTTTATCATTTAATAAAACAGACATTATTGTGATGAAAACGTTATCAGATATATTTGGACTAAAGAAATTTACTGAAGTGGTATCCAAATCTTCATAAATTTTTTCCGTATTATTTGTTATATAGTTAATGAATAAATCATATTCACCGTATAATAAGTTTGATGTGTAACCCGATAATGTTGTTTTTGTAACAATTTCAGATTTATCAATTTTCACATCGTATTCATAATTTACAAGAAAATTAAGGTTATCTAAATTGTTAATTAATTTATTTCTCTCTTCAATTAATGAACTAATTTCTGTTAATTCCCCAATACTATTTATTTTCTCCTCAATTATTGTCTTTAGTTTTGGTTTTAATAATTGTGTGGTTTTATTATGTTTGGTTGTTGGTAAAATTCTATCAAGTTCAAACGCATCGATAAGATTTATCGTTTCAACTTTACTTAATAAAGTGTTTTTTAATACATTGGTATATGATGATAAACTTTTACCCTTTGGATATTCTCCGAACAAACTAATTTGTGATGCAGAACCACCAGCACTTGAATATACGTCGTATGTGTTAATCTCTCTGTATGTTGGATGTAATATTAGGCTACTAATTATTTCACCATATTTTTTATTTGATACGTTATATGTGGATTTTAATTTTTCAAAGTAATTAAATGTTGTTCCCGATAAATCATTAATTAAATTTTGATATTCAAGGGTTTGACCGTCGCTTTGTAAATTACCAATAAACGTACCTTCTGACAAACTATTACCCTTGTCAGTTAATTCGGTATCAACAACAGGTGTGTTTGTCTTCTGTATATCTTCTAAGAATTCTTTTGTAAATTGTTCTCTATCTTGTCCGTTTATTGTCTCTGCAGTATTAATTGATCTTTCATCATACATTTCGGTATTTGCATAGAAATTAGATGATAGAGCGTTTTGAAGTCTATTAACAGGTTCTTTTAATCCGTGTCCACCAATAAAGTTAACTTGTAATGATACATTCGCAATCATAGGTTGTACACCAATACCTTCAGGATTTAAATCCCAAATATTATCATCAAACGTAATGTTCACGTCTCTAATAATAACTTTTGAGTGGTAGAAATCACCAACTCTTAAAACACATATTGGTGGAGGTCCGAATGTTGTATTTCTTGCAAATAGATCATTTTGATCTGAAAGTCCTTTTATTGGAATTGTATCACCAGGTCTCACACATTGATTCAAGAATGTCAATCTACTATTAAGTCCCTCAGGAGTCGTTGAGTGGAATCCTGGGTGGAAATATTTTAATTTTTCTTTTAGTGATGTGAATACAACCGGATCTGTTTCTTCTAATTTTTGAAAATAATAACACTCTGATAGAGTTTTCATTATTATTCTCTTCATTGGGTCAATTAACGGTTTTTTATTTTTAGCTGGTACAATAACATCTTCACCACGAACCAATGTGGTTCTTGGGTTTAGCGTATCTGCAACAGGTTTTAATTCTTCTTGTTTGTTTTGGGTCCTATTATATTTAAATCTAACGGATGTTTGTCTACACCCATACGCAATTGGTGCCGATATTTTTAATGTTTTTATATTTCCACCATCACTTAGTGTGTATTTAAATTCATTTTTACTACAACTTTTGTTTTTGTCATTTGCAAAATTCTCACCAGCACTATACGTTATGATTTTTATTTTACCCTCTTTGTCATCGTAACCGAGTTCTTTAAATGTATACTCTACTTTTAATTCTGTTTTTGAGGTACCACCACCTGCAACATTATTAAAATTCCACTTATCCGTTACAGTTGCACCATCATTTTTAATGTTTTCAATTATCTCTTTAACAATACTGTGACTTCTTCTAATTGATAGTTTAAAATTATAATTGTTGTCTGCAACTGCAGATGTTGAAGATAATGCCCATATTTCACCTTCTTTAAGAACATCATTTTTAATATCATCTTTTAGAAGATACATTTTATTAATAAAATCGGTATAATCTATTTTTGATTTGTCGATGATTTTTGTCAATTCATCTTTTTGTGTGGTAATAAAACCAGCAGCCTCAGAAATTGTTACATCTTCTTTATTGTGTAAAATTTTCTTGTCATGTTTAGCGTTTGCGGTATTTTTTGTGGTTCCGGTATAAATCTCAGATAACACATCTTCTAATTCCGATATCGTAGTACCTGTAAAATCATCATTAATTATTGATTGATTATATATTTGACTATATGTCTGTGACGATTTATATTCATTTGACGATGATTTTGGAAAATCATTTGGAAACACTAACGACACATCTAAAATTATTTCCCCATCTTTTTTTGGATCGGGTTGTACGTTTGGTGCGGTTTCAACAATAGGTAATGCACCCGGTCTATATGTCTTAATTGTTTCAGAATCGCTACCACCATTTAAAAATTGTAATATTAATTCGGTATCGTCAGGTGTTAAAGTTCTGTATTTTCTTATTAAATCATAAAAATCAATTTCTTCACATCCAGCAAAAAACGCATTAATATAGTTTTCAGATTCTTCATCTGTCATACCTTTAAAATGTTCTTTTACCAATAAATTCAACACACTTGGATGATCAACAACGATTTTAAATGAGATATTACCACTTCTTTCTGTGTTTTGGTATGTGTAGATTGGTTCAGGTCTACCTAAAAATGTATTTGATTCCCATCTTGCACTATTTTGTTCGGTAACTTTTAAATCGTATGGTGGAAACCACATAATACGACCATCATTCGGACCTCTTTCACAATATGGTAAATCATTATATGTGAATCCTGGCGTGTTTGATGTTGTCCATGCTAAGTTTTCTAAAGAAAACATGTATTTTTTTGCATGGAATGACCCCTTACCCTTAACCATGTTAGTCGACCCTTCAAAATCTCTACCACCATTTGATATTGGTGCAATGTTTAGATTCCAAGGTGTACTCATTACACTGTCGTCATATTTTCTTATGTTACCCGTTCTTTTCATTGTATCCGAGTAATTGAAATATGCACGGTCTTTAGTCCAAACTCTACAATATTCAACACCACTTTCCTCACCAAATTTGTCACTATATTTAATTGCAGAACCCCTTGAAAGCATTACATCTCCATCTTTAAAAATTCTACTTGTTTGATCAATTACATTACCAATGTGAGAACGAGATTCTCCACCATTAGTCGGTAGAGTATCTAAAATATCTTGTGTGAATCCTAAAATTGAATTTTCTCTAAAACCATAATTTGTGGATAAAGAATCCAAAATTTGATTTGATTGACTTTCCCACTCACCATTGTTTGTTCCTAACTTGTTCTTAGAATTTCTACTAATCCAAGTTAATTTACCACCTAATTCACCACCTTCACTTACATTTCTTTTTCTTTGAAATAATTGTGCCTGAATTGGATCAAACATTAAACTTAAGTAGTAATTACTTCTTACTTGAATGTCATTAAAGTCACCCATAGCATACTTAACATCGTTACCTCTGTCGTCACCAATATATGCGATTGTTCTTGGTGCTTCACCACCTAATAAACTTTTAACACCTTGTGATGTTTTATCAATGAAGTTAAATATTTTTGATGAATTTTGAGATCTAGCCGTAGTTGTATAGTTCGGGGCATATTTTGAATATGATAACAAATCGTATAAAACCGCCTTCTGTCCTTGACCCAAATATTCTATCATTAAATCAGATGGTTTTCTATCTAATTTAGGTCGTCTTTGAATACCCAATAATGAACCTAACGCACCTGTTACATCTTGAAAAACTTTTCCTAATTCGGTATTTGGTGTTGGTCTATAGTTTATTGGGTTTCTTGGATCACTTAAATAATCACCCGGTATTTCCGAAAAAGGAAATTCTACACCAGCTATTGTTTGAACAAAATCAACACCCTTACCTATTAATGTTTTAGCTACAGTTATTTTATTGTTGGATTCAATTAATGGTTCCCTACCCGTTATAATATTACTAGCGGTCGCGGTGTTACCGTTTAACGCATCCAATAACCTAACTCTACCAACTGTAGACGCTTCTAAATTTTGTCTAATTCTTGATTGAATAGGACCATTTGGATCGTTTTTAATTGTATGCGCCGCGAATCTAAATAATTCAGATTCTGTTTGGTAGGTATCATTCCCCAAAATACCAATTAAATTGTGTTTTTCAGGATTGAAATATGGAGTACCATTCCAATATAATTGTAAATTAGACTTTCTTGGTAAAGTGTTTATATTCTCTCTAACGGAATAACTTAGTGGTTTGAAGGTATTTGTATTCTGTGGTACTAATAGGTCCGTAGATCGATTAAAATCAACATCCGGTTGTTCTATATTAGCCAATTCTCCCGTTTGTTGCACAGAATAATTACTGTTGGTAAAATTCTGTGGACCATCAGGTTTTTGTAGAGTTTTACCTAAAATAAAATCTCTAAATCTTTTTGTTGAATTAAAATCTAAATAGCTCGGCATTATAACACTTTACTAATAAATAGAGATGATTGTGAAATCCAAAAAATATTATTGATATAAGTATTCACCTGGGTTTCTATTTAAAAGATCATCCATCATACTTGGGTTTCTAACTATACCTCTACCAACTTCGTCCATTATCGGTTGCACTGCGTTTAGTGTGTGTTCAACTTTATGAATAACAGTCTTTGTTGATGATGATGATTCTTGTTTATTTACTTTCTCTTTGTTATCAATATTCATTGAATTTATTTTATCGAGTCCGGCGTCTTTACTATATTTGTCGACCATTTTATCAACAGTCATACTTCTTAGGGCATTTATTGCTTCTCCTTCTGCTGTTCCGGGTTTACTCTTAGCAAATGAATTTAAATATTCATTACCTTTTGCAATATATTCATCGATTTTTGATGTTCCACCTCTTAAAGTTTGATTTTGTGCAAATTGAACTTTAATCATTGTGGAAATTTCACTAACAGTTAAAAATAATTTCTGTGTTTCGGTGAATTGGTCTAAAGCAATATCTCTTGTGTCCATTGCTTTAAATTTATCTTGTTGTTTTATAAGAATATCCGCCTCTTGTTGTGTTAACTCATCTAAGAATTTAGTTTGAGCACCACCAAATTCTTTTGAAATTGAGGATACGTCAATAACCATTCTTCCATCTTTACCCATTCTTGCGATGTTCGTTATAAATTCCATTTGTTCACCGTCAATATCTAATCCTTGTGACATTAACGCTGCGGATGCTGATGTTCTTTCAGCTGCAGCAATAGCACCTTTAGCTAATTCCCCATATTCCACACCTAACTCAGCGGCCATTGCTTTAGCCCTTCTCAAATTCGCACCCGTAATTTCAAATTTACCTTGTTCTGAATTATAAGTTGCCAATGACCCCGCAGCTCCAATCAATGCATCCTGTAATCCCTCAACATCATTTGTAGCCATATACATTAATTTCAATGGATCATTAAAATCACCAATTGCACCACCTAAAACTTGTAAATTAGCCGAAAGTTCAATTGCCCCTTCAGGACTGAATACCTTATCGGCAATTTTAAATGTCTCGGACATGTTGATTCTAAATTCAGTGGATTTTTGAACCATTCTTGCTAAACCATCAACACCTTTTGAAAAACCGTATTCGTTTAATTTAGATAAATTATCATTTAATATTTTAACTGTGTTACGACCTTGTAAACCAAGAGATAAGGATGTTTGACCCGCTTTGTTTATTGATTCTAATGTTTTTTCTGCACCAACACCAACTAATTCAAAATTTCTGTAATATTTCCCCATATCCTCAAGGGTACCAACAAACGCTCTCGCGGTAACTGCGGTATCTTGTAAGATATCAGAATTAAATGTTGTAAACTTACCTGTTTCTTGCATCGTAGCAATAACAGTGTCTTTTAATTCCTCATACCCATATCCCATTGATGTAACACCCGAAAGTGATTGGAAAATAGTATCTCGGTATGCTTTTGACATGTCACCAGCAATACCAATTTTAGAATTTAATTCGTTTCTTAAATTAACTTCTTGTTGTAGTATTTTTCCACCATCGTTAATAAGTTTGGATAAAAGATCATCTGCAACATTCGAGAGTCCTTTTACTAACCCACCTTCTTTACCAAAAAAACCACTTAACATTTCAGCGGTACCTTTGATTAATTCACTTGGTTGCGTAATTTCAGTTGACGCTCTTGAAGATACTAATGATGTTGAGATATCTTGAATTTCCGATAGACTCGCCAATGCTTTTTTGGTGTCACCGAAATCCATCTTATCAAATGTGGTTTTTTTCTTGTCTTTATCTCCTGACGCAGCATCCCATAATTTACCAATATCCGATTCAGAAGATTTATCATCGGGATATATTTCCCTATATTTCTTTATGAACTCGTTCCTTGATAACTTATACGCAGCGAGTAACTTATCTACACTCATTGATTAGTTGTTTATTAATATAAATAGATTAATGATCACTTTCCAACTCCATAATGTAGTTAATATAATAACGTCTAATGTGTATGGGCATTCTAAGAATTTCTTCGTATGAAAATCCTCTCTTAACTAAAAATAATATTTCGGTAAGTTGACCCTTCTTATAATCCGTAGAAAGGGCGAAAAAACTCAACCCCGAACCCAAGATCAACTTGGATTGTGTCTCCTGACGGGGTATTTACTGATCTAGTTAGATCTAAACTCGGTTTATTATCTTTTACAAATTTTCTAAAGTCTTGTGAATCCTTTATTGGAAGTGTTTGAATGAAATTATAAATGGTCATTAATTCTCGATTTCCGTTAACCGATTTAATCATCATTTCTAATTGTTTGGTGATTATTGGGGCAGCACCATGACCTGTCCAACTATCTTGGATATCCTCCAAGTCTTTTTGTTGTTTCTTGGTTAAAAATTTAAAAGTTACATCAACCTTAGATTTTGGCATAAAAAATGTAAATTCACCATTACTATCTTCTTTTAATTTAAATTCTCGTATTGAAACCTCACTAATATCAACAACAACACTAAAATCTTCATTAGTTTTTGTGTCCTTCAATCTAAATGTATATTCAGGACCAAAAGAAGTGTTTCTTAAAAAAATAAGAACAGCCTGTTGATCTTCTTCTGAGATTTCGTCAATATTAAAATCTTTATCTAATATTTTTCTTTTCAATAATTCAGTCATTACCGAATTTGACGCGATTAGATTTTGAGCTGATAATATATTTTCATCAGATGCGGTTAAGTATGCCACTCTTAATGATTTCTTACCATTCGAATAGTGAATACCTCTACTTGGTAGTTCAACGACATCGTAGGCAACTGTTGGGTCTATTGCAAAATTTTCCATATAAGTAAATGTATCAAATAATTATTCAATTGTAAAGTTTTAAAAATAAAAAAGGTATCGAA